CAACGCTGCGCGAGAAGCTCGAACGTGCCGACAAGTTCTACGACATCGCCACCGACGCCGACGACATCTTCACCCGGCTTGCGAACCTCGCGGGAGCGGTGGCGTGAACCTGTTTGACGACTACCACCCGGACCTCGACGACGAGGACGTGACCTGCAAGCACTGCGGCGAGGACGGGCTTGAGTGGTTCGACACCGGCGTGCGCTGGCGCCTGATCGACGCCGACGGCGAGTTCCACGTGTGCAAGAACGACAACGCGATCGACGACTTCGAGGCGCTCGAATGATCCTCTTCGGCGACCTTGAGACGTACTGCGACACGCCGCTCAAGCACGGCACCTATCAGTACGCCGAGAAGTGCGAGGTGATGCTCTTCACCTTCGCGGTCGGCAACGGCCCGGTCAAGGTGCTCGACTTCACCGACTTCGACGCAGCGGCCGCGTGGGAGCTTGAGGAAGCCCTGCTCGAAGCCGACGAGATCGTGTTTCAAAATTCGATGTTCGACCGCTCGGTGTTCCGCCTCTCGGCGAACTCCTTGCCGGTCATGCGCGAGGTCGGCCAGCGGCGCGAACTGTGGCGCGACACGATGGTGCAGGGCTTGACGCACTCCCTGCCCGGCGCACTGGAAAAGCTCGGCGACGTGCTCAAGATCGACCAAGACAAGCGCAAGCTCAAGGTCGGCAAGGAGTTGATTCAACTCTTCTGCAAGCCGCGGCCGAAGAACGCGAAGATTCGCCGCGCCACGCGCGACACGCACCCCGTCGAGTGGGCGCAGTTCGTCGAGTACGCCGTGATCGACATCGAGGCCATGCGCGAGATACACCGCAAATGCCCGAAGTGGAACTACCGCGGCGCCGAGCTTGACCTGTGGCACCTCGATCAGAAGATCAACGACCGCGGCGTGTGCGTCGATCTCGACCTCGCCCGCGCTGCGATCGTGGCCGTCAAGATCGAGCAGGCCCGGATCAAGGAAGCCGTGCAAGAGAACACCGCCGGCTACGTCGAGAGCGCCACCAAGCGCGACAAGCTCCTCGAATACCTGCTCATGGAGTACGGCGTCGACCTGCCCAACTTGCAGAAGGACACCCTCGAACGTCGGATCGACGACCCCGACCTGCCGATCGAGTTGCGCAACCTGCTGGCGATGCGGCTCATGGCGACGACCACCAGCACGAGCAAGTACAACGCCGTCGTGCGCGGCGCGTCGAGTGACGGCCGCCTGCGCGGGCTGCTGCAATTCGCCGGCGCAAGCCGCACCGCCCGGTGGGCCGGTCGCACCTTCCAGCCGCAGAATCTCCCGCGGCCGGACATGGAGCAGGACGAGATCGAGGAGTGCATCGAGGCGATCAAAGAGGGCAGCATCGACCTCATCTCAGACAACGTCATGCGCGCGTGCAGCAACGCGATCCGCGGCGTGATTGTCGCCCCGCCCGGCAAGAAGCTCGTGGTCGGTGACTTGGCGAACATCGAGGGCCGTATGGCGGCGTGGCTGGCCGGCGAGGATTGGAAGCTCGACGCCTTCCGTGAGTACGACACTGGCAGCGGCCTCGACCTCTACAAGCTCGCCTATGCCAAGGCGTTCAACATCGACCCCACCGAAGTCACCAAGCCGCAGCGCCAGATCGGCAAGGTGATGGAGTTGATGTTGCAGTACGAAGGCGGCGTCGGCGCCTTCCTCACCGGGGCCGCGACCTACGGCATCGACCTCGACGCGATGGCCGAGACCGCGCTGCCCACGATCCCGGCCGACGTGCTGCAAGAGTCGGTCGAGTTCTACGATTGGACGGTCAAGAAAAAGCGCAGCACCTTCGGCCTGCCCCGCGACACGTTCCTCGCCTGCGATGCGCTCAAACGCTTGTGGCGCTACGCGCACCCCGGCATCTCGAACACATGGCCGGCGCTCAAGGCCGCGGTCACTGAGGCCATCAACCGGCCGGGCGAGTGGATCGCACAAGGCCGGTTCTGGCGCAACGGCGACAACGCGGTCGTGCCGATCAAGACCCCCGTCCGACGCGACGGTGCGTGGCTCAAGATTCAACTGCCAAGCGGCCGGTTCCTGTGCTACCCGAGTCCGCAGGTCGATGACAGCGGCCAGATCAGCTACATGGGCGTCAATCAGTACAGCCGCCAGTGGGGCCGCCTCAAGACCTACGGCGGCAAGTTGTTCGAGAACATCACGCAGGCCGCGAGCCGTGACGTGCTCGCCTACAACATGCCTGCCATCGAGGCCGACGGCTTCGAGATCGTGCTCACCGTCCACGATGAGGACATCTGTGAGGCGCCCGACACCCCCGACTACACCGTCGATCGCTTGTGTGCGCACATCGCCACCGTGCCCGAGTGGGCCGAGGGCTTACCCTTGGCCGCCGCCGGCTTCGAGGGCTACCGCTACCGTAAGGATTGACCACGGATTTACCCTTCGCTAAACTGCGTTGACTACTTGAAAGGACTGACATGAACAACACCCCCGAGCACCTCAAGCCCTTCGAGGCCGCGGCCCGAAGCTACTGCGCCAAGGTCGGCGTCGACCCCGACGCGACGATGAAGATGCCGCACCCCCTCGTGCGCAACGCCGTCATCGACAGCCCGCCCATGTGGCACGACGCGGCCGAGCGCTTGATTGACCTGAGCATGATGCTGTCCTCGATGAAGGAAGCGTCGGCGGCGCCGAGGGTGTTGCAGTCGTGAAGCCCGGCAGTCCCAACCGCGCTTTGTCGAGCATCGTGTTTATCGTCTGCCTGCTCGGCGCGGCCCTCCTCTACGGCGAAGCGATGTACCGGCACGGCGTCACGCATTGCGAGGTGATGAGGTGAGAAACGACGACCCGGATTACGTGCGCTCCTTGGAACGCGCCCTCGAAGCCGCCGAGCTTGAGATTAAAGGTCTTGAAGGCGAACTGCGTGAGCAGGACAAGATTCTCCAACAGTTGCAGGAGCAGTTGCAGGAGCAGTTGAACCCGACCCACATGGGTGAGCCTTTGATTCAAAAGATTCGCAGCGCGCAGATCAAAGCCGGCGAGGACGCGGTGATTGCTAACCTGCAACGCATGGGGTTGCTGTGACCCCCGAAGAAAAGAAGCGCAAGCGCAGCCCTTGGAAGTATTGCAGGGAGTGCGGCTGCGAGATCAAGTCGCCCACCGGGTACTGCTTCGAGCATTGGCGCGGTGATCGCTGGACGGCATCGCATTACGGGCTGAACAACGCGAGCATTGAGTTCAAATTCACGCCATCAGAACGGAGAATGAAGTGACCCCCGAGGGCAAAGTCAAGGCGCATCTCAAGAAGCGCGTCCACCAAATCGGGGGCGCGGTGCGCTTCGTCAAATGGATCGGCCGATCGAAAGCGCCGGATACGATCTGCATGTTCCCCGATCGTCCTTCGGTTTGGGTCGAGACGAAGGCGAACGAGGCCACCTTCCCGAAGAACGCGCACGAGAGGGGGCAGGCCCGCGAGCACTTCCGCATGCGGGCGATGAGGCAGGCCGTTGTCGTCCTTGGCTCGATCGAGGCCATTGATAGGTGGATCGAAGGGTGACACGCCGCCCCTACACGCCGCGCGAGTACCAAGCGCTTATCACGAACCACATGCTCGACGTGCCACGCTGCGCGGTGTGGGCCGACATGGGCCTCGGTAAGACGGTCTCGACCTACACCGCCCTCGATGCGCTGCACCTCGCCGGCGAGTCGCACCCGACGCTCGTGATCGCGCCGCTGATCGTGGCCCGCGACACTTGGCCGGACGAGGCGCGGAAGTGGGAGCACCTACGGCAGATCGACGTGATGCCGATCATCGGCAGCGAGGCCGAGCGGCGCATGGCGCTGCGCTACGACGCCAGCGTCTACACCGTGAACTACGACAACCTCGTGTGGCTCGTCGAGCACTTCGGCGATCGCTGGCCCTTCCGCACGGTCATCGTCGACGAGAGCCGCCGGCTCAAGGGCTTCCGCTTGAAGCAGGGCGGCAAGCGCACGGCCGCGCTCGGACGGGTCGCGCACACCAAGATCAAGCGCATGGTGCAACTCACCGGCGCGCCTGCACCTAACGGCCTCTCCGACTTGTGGGGGCAGGCGTGGTTTATCGACGCCGGCCAACGGCTCGGCCGCACCTACGACGCCTTCAAGCAGCGATGGTTTCAACGGGGCTTCGACGGCTACAACGTCGACCCGCTGCCGTTCGCCCAAGAGCAGATACAGGCGGCGCTCCGCGACGTGTGCCTGCGCGTCGACGCCTCGGACTACTTCGACATGGAGAAGCCGATCCCGGTGCCGGTCTACGTCGATCTGCCGGTCAAGGCTCGGCTCAAGTACAAGGAAATGGAACGCGACATGTACACGCAGATCGAGGACCGCAGCGCCGAGGCGTTCGGTGCCGCGGCCCGCACGCAGAAGTGCCTGCAACTCGCCAACGGCGCGATCTACGTCGACCCGCTGGTGCAGGGCGAAGAACACCGCGGGCCGAAGGAGTGGCGCGAGGTGCATGACGTGAAGCTGCAAGCGTTGGAGTCCATCGTCGAGGAAGCCAACGGCTCGCCGGTGCTCGTTTCCTACCACTTCAAGAGCGACCTCGCCCGGCTCATCAAGGCGTTCCCCAAGGGCCGCGTGCTCTCCGACCCGGTGCAGATGCGCGAGTTCAAGACGGGCAAGTACGAGGTCGGCTTCGGCCATCCGGCCAGCATGGGCCACGGCGTCGACGGCCTGCAAGAGCACTGCCACCGCATCGCCTTCTTCGGCCATTGGTGGGACATGGATCAGCGCGAGCAGATCATCGGCCGCGTCGGGCCGGTGCGCCAGTACCAAGCCGGGCACAAGAGGCCGGTCTATATCTACGACATCATCGCGCGCGATACGGTCGACGAGCTTGTCATCGCCCGGCACGAGAGCAAGCGCGAGGTGCAGGACATACTTTTATCAGCCATGAAAGGAGACCAGAAATGAACGACAAGACCAAGGAAGAAGTCAAGATCGAAGCCCGCAACTCAGGCCGCTGCAACGCCTGCCAGTGGGACGGGCCGGCCGGGGGGTGCATCCTCACCGGCGAATGCCGCCACGCGCCGACGCTGCGGGCCGGCGACTTCGAGGTACTGCACGCCGGCCGCCAGCCCGCCCCGACTCCTTGCGATCTGAGCACCACGCTGATCGAGCGCGGCGGGCGCTACGGCAAATTCACCGGGCACGCGGTTGTCACACAGGAACTCAAGACGGTCATCATCTGCGCGCTCGTGGATCGCGACAAGAGCCTCGACGCCGACCAGCAGGAAGCCCTTGACATGATCTGCCACAAGATCGGCCGCATCGTGAACGGCGACCCGAACTACGCCGACTCGTGGATTGACATCGCCGGCTATGCCAAGCTCGTCGCGGATCGCCTTGAGGGCGTCGAGCGCTGAATGTTCCTCACCGACGACGAGCTTGTGCAACTGACAAGACGCAAGCGCCCGAGTGCGCAGGCCGTCGCCCTCCTCGGCATGGGCATCGAGCACAAGCTGCGGCCGGATGGTACGGTTGCAGTTCTCCGCGCCCATGTCGAGCGGGTGTTCGGGGCGAGTGTGTCAGCATCGCAAAACCGAGAAGTCGAACCCGATTGGGGGGCCATTGCCACGTCCTCGTCTCGCACGTAACAAGGGACTGCCGGCCCGCTGGCAGCACACCCACGGCGCTTACTATTACCGCGTCCCGCCGGGGCAAGAAAGCGCGTGGGGCGGCAAGAGGCGGTTCCGACTAGGTAAGACACTGCCCGAGGCATATAAAGCCTTTGCCGAGCGCGTGGACGCGCCGGAACGGGTGAATACGATCGGCGCCCTGCTCGACCGTTACCTCTTGGAAGTGGTGCCGAGCAAGGCGGCCAAGACGCAGACCGGCAACCGCTTGGCGATCCCGCGCCTGCGCGCCGTGTTCGGCGTCATGCCGATCGCCGCGATCCAGCCGAAGCATGTCTATCGCTACGTCGACCGCCGTAGCAAGAAGCAGCCGGACGGCACCGGCGGCAAGACCGTCGCGCACCGCGAGATCGAGGTGCTGTCGCACGCCTACACCAAGGCCGTCGAGTGGGGCTACCTCAACCGGCACCCGTTCAAGCAAGAGGTCCGGCTCGAAGGCGAGAAGCCGCGCGATCGCTACGTCGAGGATTGGGAAGTGATCGAGTTGCTCGCGCTCAAGCCCCGCCGGAAGTCGGGGAGCGTGCTGATGATCCAAGCGTACCTGCGCATCAAACTGCTCACCGGCATGGCGCAAGGCGACCTGCTGCGCCTCACGATGTCGCAGCTACGCAATGACGGCATCCACATCCAACGCCACAAGACGGCCGAGAAAACCGGCAAGCGCACGATCTACGAGTGGTCGCCCGAACTGCGCGCGGCCATCGAGCAGGCGAAGGCGACGCGCCCGGTGATCTCGCCGTTCCTGTTCTGCAACCGGCGCGGCGAGGGCTACGTCAACGAGGAGAACGGCGAGGCCCGCGGGTGGAAATCCATGTGGCAGCGCTTCATGGACCGCGTGCTCGCCGAGACGAAGATCACCGAGCACTTCACCGAGCACGACATGAGGGCGAAGGTGGGCAGCGACGCCGAGACGCTTGAGCGCGCCCGCGCGCTGCTGGCGCACGCCGACGCGCGGACTACTGAGGCGATTTACCGGAGGAAACCGGAGCGGGTGCGGCCGGTGAAGTGACCGGCAAGGCGTTGTAGGCGAAGTAGGTGCCAAGGCCCGCGACGGCCAGCGTTGCCGCAGCGACGATCAGCGTCCACCGGAAGCGCCAAGTCTCTGTCGCCCGCTGCTTCTCGCGTAGTTCGTTGAGCCAAGCGAGGGCAGCGAAGCGCTTTTCGTCGTCCTTGAAAAGCCGGTTGGCGACGTGGTGCTCGACCACGCTCTGCGTGAGCTTCTCGAAGTGCGCCCGATAACTCGGCAGGTGCTTCTTCCCGACCTCGATGAAATCGTCCAATGACACACCTTGGCGTCTATGACACAAACGCCACCCGAAGGTGGCGTAAGTCTTTGATATTGGCGCGCCCGGAGCGATTCGAACGCCCGACCCCTTGGTTCGTAGCCGATGACGCTGTTCGCCGGTTTTCCTCAGTCCGCCAAGACCTTACGGATTGCTTACTGTGTCATTCACCGCGCGGCAGCGGCGAGATAAGCCGCTGATTTTCCGCGATGCGCGATCCTGCTATGACACAGGTTAGGCGTTCGCCCCGTTCAGTACGGCAAAGTTGAGCACCACGGCATCACTCAGGGGACCGCCGCCGGCATTGCGCACCGCGATGCTGCATTGCCCGGCCCCGACCGCATAGACCCACGCCTCGTAGGGACCGCCGGCGAAGTTCGCGGTCACGACCACGTTGTCGGTGGCCGTGATGAACGAGTTGGTCAGGATGAAAGTAACGATCGCGGCCGCAGCGAGGGAGGCGTTGTGCATGGTGATCTGCCCGGTCGGGGTGTCGAGCGTGACTCCGGTGGACTTGTCGGTGGCCTGCGTCACGGCCCCGCCTGAGCCGGTGGTGTAGCCGAGGAGCTTCTGCCCGGAGATCAGCAAGTCCTCGCCGGTGTTGAGCATGCTGGTGGATACTTTAGTCGTCACATTGCTGCCTCTCCCTTTCTAAGCCTTGCCGGCTCGTGTCTTTTCCCAACTGCGGCCGAGGACGTAACCCGTCATCACGGTGCCGAACAGCGCGAGCACCGGCTCGGGGATCGCGTCCATCCACGCCTTGAACCCGACGGTGAATTGCGCCGCCGCCTCTGGCTTGAAGATCGTCATCACCCCCATCGGGATCGACCACAACAGCAGGATGTAGACGACGTAGAGGAAGCTCGGGCGGGCGCGAGAGGTCCAAGGGTCGGACGATTGCGCCTCGGCGATGATGGCCGAGAGTTGCACCTTGACGCCCTCAAGCTCGCCGGCCTGCTGCATGCGCAGGAGTTCGAGTTGCGCCTTGGCCTTCTGCTCGGGATCGGGGAATAGCTTGTCGATCAGCTTGCCGCCGATCGCAAAGATGCTGCTGATCGTGATCGGGTCCATCATCTCACTCCGTTGTGGGTGATGCTGTAGTGGTTACCGTCCTCGAAGCGACCGCCCCACGCCCCGCCCTGCGACTCCCACCACGCGCCAAGGGTTGTGTGCGCCTCGGTCGTGCCGAGATAGACGCCGTCCTTAAACAAGTTGAGGTCGACGGCGAGCCGGTTCTTGTGCGCGCTGTTCTTGTTGCCGTAGCCCTTGGCCTCGCCGATCGCGCCGAACACACGCGGATCGCGGTAGGCGTCCCCGAGCGTGACCTCGAAGCCAAGCTCGTGCGCCTTGTCGATGAGCCGCGCCACCATGCCGGCGAAGCGGCGTTGCTTCTGGCCGAGGGTCTCGCTCATGGCTTGCCGTGGAACCTGTCGCACTCAGACCTATCGACCTTGGCGTCGATCTTCTCGATGATCTTGTCCAACTTGGCGAAGATGGCGGCCGACAGTCGTTCGAACTCGTCGCGCTTGATGTACGTCCCGGCGACAAGGACTTCAATGGCTTGAACTTTGGCGGCGAGTTTTGAATCTTCCTCGCGCATCTCAGCCAAGGACGCCCTCAGTGTCGTTATCGCCTCCCACACCACCTTCGCCAGTATTCCCCCGACGAACGCGAAAACGCCGAGCGCCGCATTTACGAACATTTGCACTTCAGCGTCCATTGCCATTTGCTTGTTCCCTTCTCGCCTATGCTGGCGGGATGTTTATGTTTTGATACCTTGAATGCTTGTTCTGAGGTGCGGCCACGGCTGCGTGTGATCGAAGCCCTTGATGTAGTGCCAAGGATCACCACGCTCGAAGCCGCTCATGCTGATCCACTCGTAGGGGATCACGTCGCGCTCGGTGAGGTGCGGGTGGTTGCAATCGCTGGTCCAGCCGTCCGACTCCAAGACGAGGTGATAACCGGCGGCTTGCGGCACCCAACAAAACACGAGGCGGTTCGGCAGGTCAGCAAGGCGGCACTCATGCCGCACGATCAGGGCGAAGTCGTCGCAATCCCCCTCGTAGCGCCCGGCCACGCTCATCGAGAGGATGTCCTGCTTGCTCACCCAATAGTCCGGCGATTTCCACTTCACCGGATCGGGCACGTAGGTGAAGGCGTCGAACACCGCCCGGTGGATGCGCTTGAGCGCGCGAAGTTGGTCAGCAGTCAACATCGGGGCGGCACCCGGCAGGGGTCGGCGCGACCACGCCCGAGGACTCGAACGGCGTCGGCCCGTTGTGAGCGCAGCCGGCGAGTAGCAGGCAAAGGATCAGGATATGCCTAGCCATGTGTGACCTATAGATTTACCGCAGTCCAACCAACGGTAATAGCGCGATTGGCTGCGACATTGATAAAGGTGTCGATTACATAACTGAACCCTGTCGTTGTTATGTTATATGCAGTTACCGACACAGGCCTTTCGGCATCAGCCAACGCCGTCGCAGTTTGGACAGTGAGCACAACAGTAGGGGCAGCTTCAAACGT